TTTAGCATCAGTAATCTGCACCATAAGTACAGCTACTTCTTGTTGCAAGTCATTAACTGTCTTAAACAACCATGCAACTAGAGCTGCTAATCCACCCTGTAATACTTGACTTAAATTAACTTGTGCTTTCATATATTATTAATGTACAGGCAAGATACAAAATAATGAAATTCTAATTGAATTTTAAATGCTTTTATCCAAATATTCCTAATCTATTAAAGTCTGCCATAGGATCAGAGTTATTTCTTTTGCAATCCCAACATGGATACTCAGTATAAAGACAATCACATCTACATGGTAAGTCTGCAAATAATGATCCATCCTTTTTATACCACCAATCACAATTAGCTTTACACCACTCATGTAATTGATCTTGGTTTAACTTTTCTTGCTTATATCTTTTTTCCTCTAATTTGATTTCTTTTTGCTCTGCAACATATTCTTTTCTAAAATGTCTATGATCTTTGTTTAACCTAATTATTTTATTTGTTAAGCAACAATCTATTAAACCATGATAGAAAGAACTGTATCTTGGGTAACAATCTTTTCTAGGAAAAGTTATTTGCTCAATATATTTATCTTTTAAATTAACTTTTCTAATATTTGGATTTTCATGATTCCCAAAATTTATATATATTCTCAATTTATCAACCTCCTTTTTAATAGTATATCATAAATTTGTCTCAAAGTCAAAAAGGCAAAATACAGAACAAAGAAATTCTAATTGGCTCTTTAGTGCCTTTTTCTAGCACCCAAGCAGAAATTTTATCATTAGCAAAAAATTGAATTGTTCCATATTTCCAGAGAATTCTTTTTGTTTGTGGATCTATAATTCTATAATCTGATGGAATTACAAATTTAACTTTTTGATTTTTCTTGTATTCTATGTTGTGATATATCAAAATAATCCCTGTCTAACTCTATTCCAATAAAATCTCTGTTTGTATTAACACAAGCTACACCTGTAGATCCACTACCCATTGTAAAATCTAAAACTGTTTCATTTTGTTTTGTATAAGTTTTAATTAAATATTCTAAAAGTGCTACAGGTTTTTGTGTATTATGTAATCTATTACTGCTTTTTACTGCTGTAAATTCTATTGTGGTTTTTGGATAATTTTTATAATTACTTCTGTTAAAGTCTTTTTGATTTTGTAAGTAAAATGATGTTTTATTATTAATTTCACTTATGTTATTTCTTTTAATATTTGCCTTTTTTATATTTTGTGGATTATACATTGGTTGTTTTTTATAAAACATACTTATTAATTCTATATCTAGCATTGGTCTTTTTTTTGAATTTAAGTGTCCTACACCTCTATTTTTTTTCCAATACCAATCAAATTTGTATTCATTAAAATTGCTCATTTTTAAGTTAGTAGAAAATGGCTCTGTTCCAAATAGTGCTGTAGCTGTATTATCTTTTCTAATTCTTTTTATTTGTTTCCACATAGGCTTATAAAGTATAATTTTATCCCAATGCAATCTAGTTTTCCCAAATGGCAAATCAGTTAAAATAAAATCAATAGAGTTATCTGGTATTTCCTGCATAACTTCTAAACAATCTCCATTAAATAGCTGCATCATCTCCAAACATTTCTCTATAGTGCATAGTTTTAGCAGCTTTCCTGTATGTGTTTTTGTCTAAAGCATTAAGCAGTAATTTATTCTCATCATCAACCATATTCACATAAAATATATGCAGAAAATTAATTAAAGTTTCTACAGTTTCATCTTTGAACTCTGTTTGCCCTTTAGTAGTTCTAGTTAAAATATCAAAGTTGCCATTATAATTCATAGTAATTTTGACATAAGTAGGCATGGATTTAGTTATTAAATCAAAGCTCACTCCACCCTGATGAATTTCTGTTATATGAGTAAATACAGCATGAGATCTATTTGGTTGTATCTCAGTAATATTATTAAGTTTATCTATAAGAGTATGCTCAGAATTAATGAACATGAGGCAAGTCATATAGCCAATATTTATATCATCTGCAGCATATTCCATTTTTACCTCTTATATTGTATTTTTTTTCTGCCATAGGAATTCTGCCATTACTTTGTTGCATAATTTCTAAATGATTTTCCAAACAATCACAGAAGTTTCTACTTAATAACTCTTTATATACATAATGATCCAAAGTTTTATAAGGTATTTTATATGATTTTTCTGATGGCTTAATAACTTCAAATTCATCTGATACATAATCTATATCTATTCCAATAAATCTATCAGGAACACAATTAAGAAATATTAATCCTGCTTTTGTGTTTTTTTCTTTTGCTTTTTCTCTAAGATTATTTACTTTACTTGCAGAGATCCATAAATTGCTTATATGTTTTTTATTAAAATTATGCCAATAACCAACAACTTGTAGCTCCATTATGTAAGTTTCATCTATTATCTTGCAAACAAAATCCTCTCCAAAGTCCTCAATATTTTTAATTATCTGCCAATCTGCTATCTCACAAACTTTATTCCAAAATGGTCTAGCTTTCTTGACATCATAAAGCTGATATTCCTCAGCTTTAAAATCTCTCCTACCTACAGAATTAGTCATTTATTGCCTCATCTAAAATATATTTACCCACCTCTGGGCTTACACAATTTCTGAGAAGCACTCTCTTGTCAATACCCTTATATTTTGATAAATCATAACCATATTTTTGTTCATATTCAGCAACAGTAGCTTTTTTGAAAGTTATATGCTTAAATTTTTTATCTTTCAATTCAAAATTATTCCAAAATAAGTGTCTTTGTAATTTTTTACCTTCAATTAATGGCTCATAGTAAGGTATTACATTTTCAACAACCCATAACTTTTTGATTTTATGTTTTTTGATTTCCATGTGATGTTTCAAAAATATAATTTCTTGATAAAGTTTTAGATCAGGAAATAATGCTTCATAGTTTAGATGTAACACTCCAACATTTTGTCTAATTCTACTGTGTGTTGGGCATGGTGGAGAACTCCAAATAAAATCATAATCTTGATAATTTAATCTTAAATATTCATGAGCATCAGTAACAATAACATTATCATTAGGAAAAATATCTTGATAAATCTCTGCAATCTTTTCATCATATTCAACAGCAGTTATTTCATGTTCATCTCCCCAAAGTTTTCTATTTCCACCTATTCCAGCATATAAATTAAGAATTTTCATATCTACCCCAACAATGTTTACTGCTATTCCAATGGTGCCATCCATCATAAAAAGAAAGCCATCTAGCAGCTTTTATATTTGTTTCTGCATCATACATATCTAAGTCTCTATTATAAATATCTTTTTCAAGCCATTTTTCTGTTTCTGAATTAAATTGAAACAAACCCTGATCTATTGTTCCATCTCTGTTATAACCTGTAGCTTTTTCTCTGCCTGAGCTTTCACAATAAATAACAGTTAATGCAAGAGCTTCATCCTCTGACTGAAAGTAGATATTTACTAATGGAATCCACTCTTGCACCTCTTCTATTAACTCACATTGATTAGATACTGTGTGGATCTGTGTTACATCTTGTAAATCAAAATGAACACTACCTAACAATGAGCAAGTTAATAAAAGTTCAATCACTCATCATCTCCTAAATCTGCCCAACAAGTATTGCAGACAGAGTGATCCTCATCTTGTTCTGTTATTTCTTTTGTGCAAAACATACAATTACCAGAGAATGGAGCTGCTTTAATATTGTCATTAGCAATCTGATTATTCCAGAATGCTTGTAATGGCTTACTTAATTTACTCATAAATCTATAAACCATCCCATATTTGAATTTTTAAGAGCTTTAACACATTTACTACCACAGGCAACAAATAAAGAGCCTGATGCTGAAGTAGATGTATCATTTCTTTCTGGATTAATAAATTTTAATCTGCCCTTAGTAAATAAAAGTGCATCTGCTTTTAGTGCATAATTATGAAACCATCTTGTATCTGTTCTTGCAAAAACAAGAGCTATACCATCTCCATGCTTTACAAATCTATTTAGCCAAGATCCTGTAGATATTCCATAAGGTGGATTCATCCAAACAGTTCCATCCCAATCTTGTGTCAATCCATCATCTTGCTCTGTATAATATTTCTTAGCAGGGATCCAATCAACTCCACCTACAGGAGATGCTACATCAATATCAAATTCTATATCTAATTTATCAAACACATCTGGAGGTGTCCACCAATCAACACTCTGAATCTTTGTTGCAGCACCTTTTACATCTGCAAAAGCAGTTGGTCTATATTTTTCTGTCATTTATTTATTCCTCCTCTGTCATATATTTTTCTATAATATCTATTGAATAATCTATTTTATGTTTTTTAATTAAATCATTTTGAGCATTTTGTTTATGTTCCCAAATCTCTTTGATTAATTGTGCTGATTTTTCAATATCAGAAGTTTTAACAATATAATCCTCAGTTATCTTAAAAGTAATCATAATTTTCATGATGCCCAATCCTTTATGTAAGCATAATGTTTTCTTGGAGTTCCATCCATGTTTAGCTTACCTTTAGCCTTAAAATCACAATTACAAACTTCTTTATAGATTTTACAGTTGTAATCTCTGTTTAATCTATGCACAGCTTTTCTCAAGTTTCCAGAAGTAGAGAACTCTGGATCTAATGAACAAATCTTGCCCTCTACTTCTAAAATATATCTAATTTTTCTAAATTCTGATATATCTTTCTCAATAAAAAGAATTTCAGTATGGCTATGCTTATTCCTAGCAAATAAACCCAACATCTTTTATTCTCCTTTATCAACATGAGTTCTTGCTTCAGTTGCAATATCCTGTATTTTATTTTTTACAGATTGCATATTTGCAAAAGATACTTCTGTTTTACTCATACCTAAAGCACCTAATGCTTGTGCAGTAAATGCTCTAGCTTTGTCTAGATCTTGATTAGTTATTTCCATAGCAAACTCTTTTATATTATTCATAATTGCTTGTTTGCTATCAGTAATATCCTCAACCAATCCCTCAGCTTCTAACTCTTTAACTTTTTGATCTAAGGTTATTTTCTTAGGAGCTGCATCCTTACTAGGAGCAATCCCAATCATTTCCTCAGCTAAAGTAGATTCAGAGAATACAATTCTTAAAGTTCTACCATTAGCTTTTGTGTTAGCCATCTCAAACCAAGAATTATGATCTTTGCTTGTTTGCTTTGCATAGGCTACAGCTTTTGGCTCTGCATCCTCTTTTGTTTCATAGAAAGAGCTTTTAAATATTACCCAATCATCTCCATATCCAACCATCTCAGAAATTAATCTTGATTCTGGATACTCTTTATTCATTTTGCTGATGAGTTCATCAACTGTTGTATAGTCCTCTAAGAACTTAGGCATCTGTGCCATTATCAACCTCCTTATTTTTTCCTATATAGTGTATATCTATATAATTATCCCAAGTTGCATTAGCATATGCAACACTTTCTGCAACTTGAAAACCTTTATCTGTCTTAATTTGATACATTGAAACTTCTCCGGACTTGTCTATAAAGAGAAACTTGTACCACCACTCATACTTATTTTGTCTTGGCATTGGATAGAAATAAGACATTAAAACATATTCTTTCTGCTAAGGATCTCTCCTTTATGCAATCTTGTTTCAAAATCTGTTTTACTATTTAGCAGCTTTTCCTCTGCCGAGATCCACAGAAAGGGAATTGTTAATATTAAAGAAGCAAAGCCATATAAAGCTAAGCACAAATAAATCCATTCTTGAATCATCATTAGCTTCTCCCAACATATATTGGAAAATTACCTGTGGCATGTTGAGTCTTTCCCTTTTTTTTGCTTTTAAGGATTCTCCTTTGTTTTCTATTCATTGTTAACCTCCTAATCAACTATTTATCTTTTAGAACATCCACAAGAACAAACTGTAACCATATATGTTTCAAGTGGATATTTTTTACCATCTTTAGCCCAAGCCTTAACAGCTTTACCATAAGCTGTTTCTTTAACTATTGTGCCATCTAATGTTTTCATTTATGTATCTCCTAATCAACTAATACTTATAATCTAACATTAAAGAAAATTTGTCTCATTGTCAAGCATTTAAAGTAGAAATTTAGAATAATAAGCCCAAGCCTAGTAAAAGGGCTTGGGCTTATTATTTTTAAGGATCTGTAGTTGTGATAGTGATAAGTAGAACTAACCCTGTGCCACTCCCTCCCAAAAACCAGAATACTAAATTTAGTAGCATTTAACATTGTGGAATAATAGGCTTTAACCCTAGTTTATGTGAGGTGCAGCTAATCCTCTAGTTATGGATCCTAATCAATTATCTCTTTCTGAAAGCTACAGAAATAATTTGTTTGTGTTTAACACTATAAACTACAACAGTGACAAAATTAGGCAAAATGAAAATAATTTATTATTTGTTCCAGAGCTTTGTTATAGTTAGTAAAGAGCAGGTTGGAGTTCTCAAAGATATACTCCCCTTTAGTGTGTATCATTGCAACCCTAATCAACCTCCTACCTGCTTAACAAAAAAGCAGGAGTTACAAAACTCCTGCTTTTTTTATATACAAAAGGATTGCTATTGCTAGTTCTCCCAATGTTAATTAATTCTAACTTATTTTTTTCTTTGCATAAGTCTTTATTACAGCTAGAGCTGCACCACCACCTGAAATAGCAGCTAATTGTAAAGCATTAGCATCTACTCCTACAAGTGGAGATATAGTCAAAGCACCAATAAAAGCCTCAATGAAAGTCCAAACAGCTCTCTCAAGCATATCTTTCATCTCATCACTCATACCTTATTCCTCCTCTTTCATCTTTGTTTGTATTTTCTTAAATTGAATACATTTCTTTTTTATACATACAAAAGCATTATTAATTAATTCTAGTTTTTCCATACAGGAATGACATTTTATATTCATGATTGTAAATGAGTTAAATTAATTAACTTGCATTCCTTTAAGTATGATTGCTTGTCTAAGAGCTTTTACTTCACTCTTAAGCCCTTTGATTTCTGTAGATAATATATCCATAATATCCTCCTGATTCTTAGAAACTTGAGATATATTTACAACATCATCAGTTGATTTATTAGAAGTAATAGTGCCATCATAATCAATATAAGTTACAGTAACATCCTCTCCAGATAGAATAGCATCTCTAATTGGTGGATAGATCTCTTTATAAGCTGTTGTAGAATTGCCAATAAAGTTATCCTGTGAAGTTTTTCCAACAAGTAAGCATCCTGCTGTGTCATCATCATCATTACCTATATGCCATAAAATGTATTCAAATCCTTTTGGATCTGGTTGTACCCATAACATACCTTTATGGAACTCTGCACCAAATTTAGCTAAATATCTTGAATGAAAGCCACCCTCACTTCTTAGAGTTAAATTATATGTACCTGCAGGAATTCTTGTTTCTCCCCATTGCTTAATTGTTCTAGCTTCATCCTCTAATGTGTAACAAAGAAAAGACCTTACATTGTCTGTTACATCAAATAAAAGCCCTGTAGTAAAGTCATCAGAGCTATTAAATCTTAATACTTCAAGTTTCATTATTTACCTTATAACTTTAATATAATCCCATTTCTCTTCTCCTCCAATTACAAAAGTAAGCATTCCTGCCCTAGATTTGTCTCCTTTTGTATTTTCAAACCATTCTGAGCCTGAATCTAATGTTGGAGCTTGTAGTATTAATCTATCAGAACTCTCATAAGCAGAAAAGAAGTGATAATGTCCATGCAGAACTATGTCTGCATCAGCAGTTGCATTTCTTGAAAATGCTTGATCTGATAGCCATTTTCTTGCCTTAGCTTGTGAGTTCCCTGCTCCTCTCATCTGATGACCATGTAATAGCAGGATGGCAACATCTGAAATTTCTATTGTTAAGTGCAACTCATTGTCTGGAATAATAAAATCTAAATTTTTACTATATGCAGGAGATTCCTTAAATATTTCCTGAAGTTCCTCAGCTAACATTACATCTTTATTATCTGCAAAAGTTGTATAAGCTCTCCCATTCTTTCTATTTTCTCCATGATTACCACCAATGAAACAAACTAAACCTTTGCTAAATAATGGCATAATCTCTTTAATTAAGGTATATATCATTCTCCTAGCTACCTTTTGTTGAGATCTTTCATCCATAATTGTTGAAAATTCTTGCATGTTGTAATGATTTGAACAGGATTCTACTAAATCACCTAATCCTGCAAACAATACCTGTTCTAATGGCTCTACTTTCTGTATTTGCTTAATCTGTGCCTTAATCTTAGGAATATAGTCTATAAACCTCTCTATAGCCTCCTCAGTACCCTCTTTGCCTATTTGAAAGTCTGCTAATGCAATACAGAATGTTTTAGAATCTTTTACAGGCTTTTTAGTTGTTTTTTTCTTTAACCTACCTGCAGAGGCTAATAGTTTTTTAAAATCCTCATCAGGCATATATTGCTCACTTGAAACAATCTTTGCCTTAAAATAATATAATCTTTGTGGAGGATTACCTGCCATATCCCAATATCTAATCTCTGCTTGATTCTCCAGAACTTTATATTTATGGGCATCTTTACCAAAGTAAGATTCTAATTGCTCTTGCCAATCAACATTGTTAGATTTCTGAGGTTGAGATACTATTTCTCCTGATTTTGTGGCTTGATTAAAACTAGCTGATGGCTCAAAGCCTTTTGGATGCTGTATTTTCTTTTTAGTTTGTCTAGGATCTCTATCCTTTACAGTTTTTGCAAACTCTTTAAGATTATTTGATTCTGCCATCTCTATAATCCTTAAAGTATCTCCTAACTGTGTTGTAATTAAGATGCTCAAATTGTTTGTAATTATCTACTAAATATTGAGCTGCTACTGTGTCTGATAAATACTCTTGTTCAGCTTCCTTAGCCACTTTAAGGAATATTGCTCTTGCTTCTGGATTATCTAAGATATATCTAGTTGCAGCAAATTGCCCTGTAGGTTTTTTGCCCTGCTGTTCTGAGTATTGAGTTAATGATTTCATTATTCAACCTCCTATAAGTCTAGGATAGTTAAATACTAAGACAAATTTTAGGTATCTCCAATTCTTTGAAAGAATACACCTGTTCTTATATCTGTAGATGCTCCCTCTAAAGTACAATTATTGACTTCATCAAAAGAAATCTTTACTTTATCATTAGAAGTATTTTGCACATCTATAAAAGTAGTTCCAAAGTCATTTGACCTTCTTGCAGCTTCATCCTCATTTCTAATATCTACAACTATATCAAAAGATGAGCCATTATCATCTGTTGTGTGTATCCTTAAATTACCTGAATCTCCTGTAACTTGTGGATTAAGTCTGCCCATAATAGATACTTGCCAAATTCCTGTAGATGGAAAAGAAAACACTCCTGTGCTTAGTGTCATGCCTGAGCCTGTCTGTAAAGTTCCTGTTGGTCTTTGCCAAGTAGTAATAGGATCTGTATCTGAAGTTAAGTTAGATGGTAATAAAAATTGATCTACTTGTGGAGCAGGTATAGCTCCAACTTCTATCCAAGCTGAGCCATTCCAAACTTTTAATTTGTCTGCTCCTGTATCAAAAAACTGTGTTCCCTCAACTTTTCTTGTTAATGCTGAATTTGCTGCTGATTCTGATGCAAATATAAAAGCTATACTATCTTGTATATCCTGAAAAAGAGCCTCTGTAACTAGCTCTCCCTCAGTCCAATCTCTCCATCCTCCTGCTGCCATATTCTTATTCTACTCCTTAAAATCCTAGTTTAGTAGTTTCTTGAAGCTCTGAGTTACCTGCTAATCCAAGTAACCAAAAGCCTAACTCTGTTGCTGGACTTGTGTTAATTGTCCAAGTCCAAGTCTTATTTTTAGCATCTATTTTATGTGCTATTCTCTGTATATTAACAGTAGTTGTTAAAGTATCTCCATTAGGTAATGGAATTTTTGCTGTATATCTTTCAAATAGTTCAGCTCCCAAAGCATGTGTCCAGATAGCTGTATTACCTTTAGGAGAAAAAACCATTGAATCTACTCTTTCTCCAACATCTCCAAATTTAGCCAATAATTGATTAGCAACAGATAAAGCATCAGCATCAGTTATTTGTAGTTGTCCTGTTCTTTTAACAACTCTAGATCCATATTTAGTTATGGATGTGCTGTTCTGTGCAGTTTGCTCTGAGCCACTTACTCTTGTTATTCTCCAATCATTTCTCAGTAAAACATTATCAAAGTTAAGAGCTACATCATTGTAAGGTATTTCTCCTCCACCCAATCCAAAAGTGCCTTTTACAGTTTGAGTAGTTAGCTGAGTTCTCCTGTTATTAAATTTAACATCTCCATCTTTAGCTATAAATATTTCTCCACCCTCACTTTGTGCTGTAATTCTAAGAGCTGTAAGTGCATCATTGTCATCTGTTACTGCTTGAACATTTAGAACTCCTGTGGCAATATCTCTTTTACTAGAACTCCATCCAATCTCATTTAAAATATTTGTAACTCTAACTGAGCTTAATTCTTGTGATTCATTATCTGTATGCCTAGCAAGTTTAAATAAAGCAAAAGCATCTAATGCTGTAACTGTTGTGATACTTTGGTTACCAGAAGCCACAAACTGCTGTGGAAACTGCTCTATAAAACCCTCAAAGAGCCTGTAAGTAGTTGAATCATATACAGCAGAAATTCTTATAGGCTTATTAGGAACTACATTAGGAGAATAAGGAGATGATGTATTAGTTGGATCAAATCTTCTATCTTGATTATCAAAGACTACTGTTGCAAAACCTGTTCCTATTTCACTTAATGCTTGTTGCCTACCTCTTTTAATATCTATCTTGAGAACATAAGCTGAAACATCTGTATAAGTATAAGAGGTATCATAAGGATTAGAAGCAAATCCAATCTCTACAGTTAAATCAACATTAGAATCAAAAGCAACTGACATTAAAAATCCTCAAGTACAAAAGTATTGCCTCTCTCTTGTATCTTTATGTTTTCTCTTTGTATTATTTCTCCAATAGCATCTGTTAAATTCAAATTAACATCAACAGTTGATGTTTGTTGCTTACCTGCTACAAATCTAGTTGAGAAATCTTGAACAGGTAATGATGGAACTTCTGTTGTTGCAGGAGCAGTTGTAATAGGAGCAGTTTCTAATTGTCTAAACTGTGTTAATAAAGCTCCTTGATCTATTAACTTTTTATTAGCTTCAGCAGTTTTATTTATTAAATCTATTGATTCTAACAAAGCATCATTTCTAATATCTATAGCTTTCTTTTGGTTATCTAAAGCAATACTTAAATTATTTTCAGCTACTTCTAATATATTTCTAGCTGCAATTAATCTATCACTATCATTAACTAGCTCAAATTCTGCTTCTGCTAGTTCTGCTCTTGCTAAAGCTAATTCATTAGTAACATCTTTTCCTGATTCCTCAGCTCTTGTTAAAAGAGCAATCTCTGTTTTAAGTTCTGATTTTCTTATAGCAGCTTGTGCATCTGCTAAATTTTCAGCAATTTGTAACTCCTCAACATTTTTTAATGCTTTGGCTCTTTCTTTTTCTGCTTTTTCAACATTATCATTTGCTGAACTTGTTAATTTTAATAATCTGTTTCTAGCAGTTTCTAATTGAATATTTGTTAGTAGTAAAGCATTTTGTTCTCCAAATATAGGATTTAAGAATTTATCTATAGTATCTGAAACCTTTTTATATTGTACTTGTTGCTTTAAGGAATTTTGCCTAGCTATTTCTTGTTGTCTATTAAGCAATCCCTGTGCTATTGATGCTTCAATTAGATTTTCTGCTGTCAAATCTGATCTATCTTGTAGATTTCTATATTCATTTGCTAAATCTTTTATAGACTTACCCTGTGAAATAATTCTATATCTATCAAAGAAGCCTAATCCCTCTAATCTTTCATTAGCTAATACTAAATCTCCTACTGTTCTAGCTAATCCACCAAATCCCTCAATAAGTATTGGTGCAACATCAAAAGCAAATTCTCTAAATATTGGAAGCAACTCAGCAGCAACAGGAATTAATTCCTCTCCTATTTCCTCTCTAAGTTGTCTAAGTTCTGCATTCAAAGCTCTTGATTGATTAGCAAAAGATCCTGCTGTTCTATCTAAATCTCCTATTTGAACTGCTGCTTTGTCTTGTATTAAAGCAAGAGTTGCCAAAGCCCTATCTTGCCTAGTTAGTTCTGATGTGGATCTTTTTAAGGTAATTTCTAATGCTTTTGTTTCAACCTCAGAAGCTGAAATTGCCAAACCATAACTTTTTAATGCCTCATTTTCTCCTAAAATTGCTGACTGGAAAGCCCTTAAAACAGGAGCTGCTCCAGAACTGACATTTGAAAAACTGGCAACATCTGCTGCTACTTTTGTTAATTCAATAGATAAATCTGCTGATTGTTCTTGAGTAAATCCAATACCCTGTGCAACTGCTCCTAATGTTGCTTGTAATTGTTTTGCTTCTGATACAGTTAAACCTGCTTTGTTAGCAAAATCCTCTAAAAATGCTGATGCTCTAACTGCTGCTGTTCCAAAAGTAGTATCAAAAGCAGCTCCTGCTTCCTCTGCAGATACTGCTGCTTCTAAAGCTGACCTAGAAAAGTCTATAATTGCTTTAGTTGCAAATATTGCACCACCTGCAATAGCAGCTTTAGAAAGTCCAGACATACCAGAGGCAAACTTTGCATTTTGTTTAGATCCTTTTTCTACTGAATCATTAAAATCTTTTGTAGATTTAGAAACTTTATCTAAGCCTCTTGATGTTTTATCTGCTCCTGTTAGTTTCAGGAACATCTCAAGTGTTGCTCTTGCCATTATCTCCTCAGTTTTGCTCTAGCATTAGCTTCTGTTGCAGCTTTATGCTCTTTTTTATTTCTATCTATGTAGTATAACTTCCAAGACTCAAATTCTTGCATACTCATATTTTTTCTAAGAGCATCAACTGTCATGCCTAAAT